AAGGCATAACGCCCATCTGCGTCAGCCTATAGGCCGTCTGGCCCACCATGTAGTCAAGGCTTTTCTTGCCGCCTAAGAAAGTAATGTACCACTCCGGCAAGTTGAAGTTAAGAACTTCCGCTATATCCCAAGCAAAGTTCTCCCATGATGGAATTTGTTTGCGCTCGACTGGTGAGAGCTGGACAGCTCGCTTTGTGCCGAATCCCCATGCCGCCCAGTCATCCGTTGTTTCAAGTTTGTCTAAATGGATAACGTGGCCTATCTCATGGATACCCTCTCTAGCGCTGATCAGTATCATTTTTATGTCGCTACCGAAAGATTGAACGTGGGTAAACGGTATCTCCACTGTCATCTTCTCGGTGTCGGTTGTTGGGCGTTTATCCTCTGGTGTGGGGTCAACGCCGATGTAGACAGTATAGGGCAAGAGAAAAGGTTCTGGGTAGATACCCAGAACCCTGAAGGGAACTATTATGTATTTAAGAAAATAGGATAGGTAGGTAGAGTCTTTATAAATTTGATTCATGCGTTTAGTTCGATGGCGAGATAGGATTCTATTTTGAAATATCTTCCATCTACTCCGATTAATCCAGTCTGTAGCATTGCGGGAGCATTATATGCATTTGATGCAAAAAATCTGGTAAATCCGGTCGCTGAAAAAATACTGAGTGGGGTTAATATTATACTAGTGCCATCGCTGTCTTTATATCCGGGATTGGAATGGTAATAACCAGTGTATGCCAGCCCGTCATTAACGATTGTTTTATTGCTGGTTGTGATTGCGTGGCTTATGCCATAATAAGTCGCATTGTCAGCCACTCTTTTTAATTCAAAACCATTTACAAAATCAACCCAACTACTCGTATCACTGAAAAGATAAGTGCAAAATCCTTTTTTTGTATTGTAAAAACGCATAGTCACTGTTGCAGATGTATTATATACAGACGGTATGGTAATATATGCGCTAGTTTCTACCAATGCCGCACCGCCGGCATAGTACATGTCGAAAGTTATTCTATAGGCATAAGTTGTAGTATTATATATTCTTAGGTATAAATCATGCCACTTTACCTCAGCATAGTTTGTTGCAGAGCTATCTACTCCCGTATCTGCATATCCCACCAGCGTAAAGCCCGCATGAGAAACCAACATATCCGCTATTGCGTTTGAGATTGCGGACTCTGTCCTCACTATACTTGTATTATAAGTAACGACGGTCGTATAATCACTATAATAAGCCATCATTTACCTCCTTATTCTAATGACGAGGGAACGCCAATTATCAGAGTTGGAAATATAAATTCTATAAAATTGGCAGGCGGTGTATATGTACCTGTTACTTTTCCTGTTGAGATATACGCCGTTTTGCCAGATGCTATATCACCGGCCGCCGCCGTTGCATCCGATGTATCGTATCCGCTAGGCAGTGCATCAATTGCATCTGCCAATTCTGCGAACGTATCGCTGCCACTTGCCGTTCCACCTTTGCCAGTAATGGAGGCAGCAATATCTGTTTTGCCACTACTGACAGACGTAAAAAGCTCTGCTAGTGCACCCTCCACATCCGTAGCTGTGAAGTTTTCGGCGGTATCAGTTATGCTCACATCTGCCGCCGCTGTCGCGCCTGCGCTTGGTAAGTCATAGAAGCCTGCTGTACCGCTCGAATTAGTACCGTAATACTTACTGTTGCCTGCAGCGGCTACTCCGTCAATCGCATCAGCCTTATCCACTGAACCATCATCATCTGTATCATATGTTGATTTTGCCATATCGCCCGTGCCGCCGCCCGTGCCGCCCTTTGTATATACCCACGCCGAACCTACTACCGATAGGAACGCTTGCTCATTTTGTGCAAGTGTGGTTAATGTCGATCCGTCAGATATCGTTACCGTACCGGCACCGATATTGCCTATTTGATACCAGAGCCCTGCGCTTGCTGTCGGTAATGTGACGGTAAAATCCGTTGACTTATTACAGATAATATCACCTAACTCTGCCACGGATAGTGTTGCGGTATCGTCTTTTACCGTTGGGATTCGCTGTATGATCATATATTCACCCTCTTCCAGTTAATTACTCCGCAGGTATTAGCAAAATATATTGTTGTTAAGTCATCCTCGTATACATCAACATTTGATTGTGTCAGATATGAATATTGAGGGTTTGGACCTTCGATTATAAACGCCCAGCTTGTGTATTCAATTTGATCTCCCCACTCACCCCCGATTAGTTCATACCTTTGCACGGAATCCGTACCGCCAGTACTTGTAATGCTTATGCGATTATACGGATATCCCTCACTATATGTCCTTACTATATACAGTGTAGAATCTGAAGATACCAAGTAGGAAGCGGCCAAAATATCAGGAGTGACTTGTATTATAATTATCTGATTTGCCAACGCCAACTCTGGGGATGGAGGATATCCCTCCCACCCGCTTGAAGTACCCTTAGCATACTTTACAGTTCTGTCCCTCATAAATACTGAATCTTTATGCCTGATATTGCGTATTCTCTGCATGGTAGAGTCTTTACGATATATTGCGTTCCCCATTATGCCCTCCAGTTTGTTCCGTCAGTGATAATCTCCACGCTCTCACCTGGATACAGAAGCATATTAACCACGCCGTTTATAGTACCTGCAATGGTAATAATCCCTGTGCCTACGTTATAGATTTTCTTTATTACTCCTTCATTAGTTCCAGCGTGAAGCGTCAAAGTGAATGTGCCAGAGCAGGTTATAACCTCATCGTCATCTTCGTTCAGTGTTGTTTCGCTTGTTATAGCCGTTAAGTCGTAACGCGAATAATCGTCCGTATCTATCCAGACCGCTTTGCCTTTTGCTCCTGCCGGTTCTGCCGCTTGTACATAGATTTCAACCTTATACGCTGTGCCGGAATCGTCGTAGACATAACCTGATTCGCCTTTTTCAGCGAGCTTGGCAAAATAGTCTTTATAATCCTCTGTCCGCTGTGTGGAGAAGTCAGCGGCTTTTCTTCGCGTTGCCGTGATGGTCGATTGGAACAACCCGCCGATGTCCTCGATAACTACCGACTCAATCAGAAAATACATATCGCTTGCTATGCCGTATGATGGCAGGTTGACCTTTAGCTTAGTACCTGCAATCCAGTCATTTGTCATAGATGTAAACCGGATTATATATGGAATTATGCCGTATCTTTTTAGACCGTTGGCCGCTGTTGCCGCCGCGTCTGTAGTGTTCTGGATTTTGTCAACAGAGATAATATCGCCGTACACACCAGAACTGCCCTCGGCCGTCGCTCTTGCGGTAATCTCGGTTGCATCCTCGGCAGATGTATAGATTATTTCTCCGTCGGTATCGCTGCCGCCAACTATCCATTGTTTATTACGATAGTTTTCAAGCGATATTTCTACATCAAGCACCTTAAAATCTGTAAATGTCGCGCCGCTTTCAACGAGATCATGAGCCGCGTCCGTGACTGTATCCTCTGCGACAAAGTACAAGGCCTTGCTGTCGTCGATATACCATTTAAAACCGGATGTTTCGGCCAGTTCGTCAAGTATCGTCTTGCAGGATTTACATACTGCGCTATATTCACTGATTGTCGCTCCGTCGCTTACTGTGCCAGCCGTGATGTTGTCGTCATATCCTGTCAGGTTGAAGATGTTAGTTATAATCTCGCCGACAATATATCCGGCTGTTTTGGCTGTGTAGTATAAGGTTGTCACACGTCTTGCAGCAACATCGTTATATCCGTTACTGGATATGTCTATTTGCAGATGTTTGGTATTTCCTGCACCTGGTTCAATCTGGGTAATACGAACAGTTTTGATTATGCCGCCGAAAATTACTGTAGCCCCGTCTTTGACCTTTAAATCCTGACCTATAATCAATCCGTCTGTACTGCCTAAATCGCTGGCTGTCGCAACTAAAGAGAGCGAACAATAACTTACATTGTCCGCTCCCTTTGATATATTGAGACTGCCTGATTTTAGTATTGAGCTTTTATCTGCACTGTTTATCTCTATTGCGATGGTCATACTCTCACCCCTGCCAGTTTCAGGCGTTTAACCAAGGTGTCACCTAACCTGTCTGCGTCCCTGTCGCCAAGGATTGTATTGCCTGTTACATTTATTAGAGTTGTGGCAGGTTTCGCTCCACTACCGCTTACCCGCGCTGAACTTACTCCTCTTGTGCCACCGCCAGAGGAACCGGATACACCGCCAGATGTTCCTCCGTACTCACTTGTTATTTTCGGAGCACTATAGGTCTTTTGTGAACCTTCTTCTAATACCCCGAATACGCCTAATATTTTTTTCTTTAGGTTGCTGAAAAACTCTGATACCTTATCCCAATTTTTTATGATAAGATAAGCGGCTCCTGCAAACGCTAAAACAGCAAGCATGATCGCCCCACCAGGACTAAGTACTAAACCGAAAGCTTTAAGTATGCCAGCCCCGCCTTGAACAGCTTTAGACATTTTACCTACCGTGCCGACTATGCCGCCGATGCTCGTAGTGAGTTTCCCGACGGTACTTAATACCGGTCCTATAGCTACAGCGATTCCAAGCAATGTCAAAATAAATTTTCGCATTGCTGGAGATAAATCAGAATACCACTTTAACAATGCTGACAGCTTTTCCGATAATCCCTTTATGGCAGGAATAATCGTATTTACTATAATAGGCTCTAGTGATTCCAGCACCGGCAAAAATGCCGCACCCAATTCTGCTGTTGTCGTTTTGACTACTGCCTTTAGTTTTTGCATCATATCGTCAAACTTGCCTAACGCCTTGACTGTATCATCTGACATTACCGCGCCGACATCATGAGCTTCTTTTTGTAGCCTTTCTAACTCTTCTGCTCCTGCGGCTATTAAGGGATTGAGCTCCTGCGCAGAACGTCCAAATATTTCATACGCTACAGCATCGCGTTCCGCCTCATTTGACACTTTGCCTAGTGCGCCGATAGCTTCAATCCAGACTTGCTTTGCATTTCTCAAATTGCCGTTTTGGTCTACTACGGATACATTTAGTTTTTTAAACGCCTCGGCCTGTGCGCCTGTCCCTTTTTTTGCATCGTCCATGCGCTGAGTCATTTTAAACATGGAGTCTGTCATGGTCGATACTTCGACATCGACAAACCGCGCCGCATATTCTAACTCTTGCAATGATTGAGTACTTATGCCGGTTTTATTGGATAGGGTAATGAGTTCATCCGCGCCCTGTCCTGCTTTTATAGCAAGTCCGGTTAGTCCGGCGGCGGCTCCAATGAGTGGAACGGTTAAACCTTTGGTTAAAGATGCGCCTGCACTTGATAAGTCTTTGCCTGTCGATTTTAAGTCTTTGGACAGGTTCTTCATCTTCGTCTGAAATTCTTTAGTGTCCGCTCCGACTTTGACTATTAACGATCTTACAACACTCATTTTAACCCTCCCATCTCATCAATGAGTTTTTGCATAGCGTCTGACATTAAGGCTATAACTTTTTCCTCTGATTCGTCTGCTGCCGGTCTTAGAAAAGGTTTTGGGTCTACATCAGATAATGTCTTTTTGCCAAAATAAAAAAGCCTGTGTCCAAGCTCTAGTGGTACACCATGCGCACCTTTTTTACTAAACCCAACCTTCGCAAATATTTGATACCTCTTTTTGTTTCTGCTTCCCGGTTTCCAGACTTTAATACTATCTGCCAGTTCTCCGCTTACATCATGGATTTTACCCCTTGCTCTTGCGGCCACAATTTCCGCGCCTTGTGTGCTTGGTTCTGATAGTTTATGTATGCTGATTTCTAAGTCATTAAACGCTTTAATTAACTCATTAAGGCCCTTGATTTCAAAACCCGTCTGAATATATTTATTGTGCCTTGGCTTTTCTATCGTTTCATATGTTACCTTGGCTATTTCTTGACCTTTCATACTTCTACCACCTCGCCGCCGAACGCCGCGTTAAGTACCTTTGCCATCGCCAGCATTTCTTCATCCGTCTGCTCGTGCTTTTCGCGTATCAGACTGTCTAGCGACGGCAGTTTTTCCGTCCTTGCAAATGCCTCAGTGTGCCACGCCAGATAAATAAGGTCGTTATACTTCTCTTTCTGCTTACGTTTATATCCTTCTGCTTTGATCATTAGTTCGGCAGGAGTCAGACTCCAAAACTCGTCATTGCTTAACCCTAATTCATTTATGCCTAAATCGTATTCCGCTGAAAAGTCCATCCAATGCGGTTCTACCTCTTCAGCGGCTTGGAGTTTTTTCCCGTGTTGAACGCTCCCTCGATAGCTTTAGTTACTGCTTCTATCACAACATCAAGGCTGTCAGCATAGTTGTCAACCAGCGCACAAACTTGCTCTAACGTCAGTTCTTTATTCTCCTGTCGCATCATCACCCATAGAATTTTGGCGCAAATATCGAACGACATTTCCTCGCCGATCTCCATCAGCTTTAAACCGGTTAGGCTTTCAAATTCGACTATTGCGCCCATGCCGAATCTGAGGTTATATACTTTGTCTAGTTGTAAAGATACAAAAGGTATCATAAGTCCTCCTTAAAAATATAGGCGGGGTTGCCCCCGCCCCTTTTTACGGTGCCAATACCGCACAATGGAAGGTGTAAACTTTGGATGCTTTGCCCGTTGCGCTGATGGTCACGACAATTTCCGTGATGTCGTCAACGTCAAGTGTGCAAGGCGTAGATGCCTCACCAGTTGCTACAACCTGTGACGATCCACCGTCTGTGGTGATAGTAATTACCTCGCCGGAGGTCGAATCTACAGGCGTTACTACCGTAGCAGTCTGACCGTTTTGGATGGTCACAACGTACTCAAATGTGCCGATTGCAAACGACGGCATAATCAATACGTCGTTATCAAAGCTGATTGCGCTCATACCGGTTACAGTAGCCACAGCAAAGGTCGGCTTGCCGGTGATCTTAATCGCCGCACTGAAGGGTATTGCCCCGTCAATTGTTCCATCGCCAATTTTTAGTTTGCTGATATAGCCGGTTCCCGTCCAGGTCGCGCCTGTTGCGGTTGGAAAGGTAATGGTAAACGTCTTTGATTCTCTGGCATTCATATCCGTCAACATGGCATGTTGTCCGGCGGTATCCTGATAATCGAAGTTTCCTTCTAGCGCAATTTCTCCGGTGTCGATTAGTCCAGGAAGATACTCCTTATATCCCCCTGTTGATTGGTGAGTCGTTACGTCTACCATATCAATGGTAGTTTCAATGCCGTTTATGGCGGTTAGTTTAGCAACGACTTCGCCATCCCATGTAAAGGTAGTGCCGAATCCAAGTTTAGACACTATCTCAGCTCCTTTCAAAAGTTACTTGAAATTCTAAATCCTCGGTATATACACGGCTTACTCCGTCCGTTTCGATGCCGCTCATCTCGTTCTGCAGTTCAATCTTCTGCACGACAATTCCCGATAACGTACCGCTATAATCGCATAACGCCGTCTTAAGCTGATTGGTTACAGACCGCGCGACAGCTCTTGACCGTGCGTAAGTCGTGTATTGGAAAACCGGCCTTTCTACAGTTGATTGGCCGGTCAATAGATGGTCTTTTACATCTGATATTTTCTGGTACGTTACCGCCGGAAGCGTGACTCCTGCGGTGTATTCGTCAGGCATAACTCTGTTTACAATGAGCGCAGTCAGTCCTGATTGCGTCAGTAGATATGTCCGCAAGGATTCTTCTATTTCGCTCATGTGCTCACCACCATTGCCACATTGACAGCAGTATCAGCGGTTACTGTTACCGTACCTGTCGCTGTCGTATGGCCTGTTTTAGATGCTGTATATACTTGCGCCCCAATAGGTACGCTGTAAAACACAGCCTGCCCGTTTGCGTCAGTCGTTTTTGATTCTCCGTTATAGGCTAGAGTTGCACCGGCTAACGCCACGCCGCTTACTTTAACAGTAAACGTGACGGTGTAAAGCACTTCGCGGTTTGCGCAGTACAATTCGACTACTCCACCCTTGCGGTAAGCTCTTACAACATCATATTGCGCGGAATTATAGGTTACATAGTGTTGATCATTGTAGTCCTCTGGATGTACCTCAAAGACTTCCTCAACCTTGATTCCACTGGCGTTAGCCTGGTAAAACTCTGACCTTGTTGCGCTCTTGCGGTTGGCAAATACTGTCGTATCGGTATAAGCGTTGGTCGGTTGTCCATAAGTGTCAAGCGTCACAGCGGTGGCGCGTAAGGTTATCGAGTCGCTAAAGTACATGTTATCACCCCGCCGTCAGTGCGACGTTGACAGTTGAGTCGGCAGTCACATCCGTTTCCGAATCTACCAATGCGTAACCTGTCAGCGCTACCGTGTACTCTTGATTTATTCCGGCCGACACATAATAAAATATAGCCTGTCCGCTGGAATTGGTATCCTTGGTTTCGCCGTTAAAGGTGACTTCCGCATCCGCTTTTGCCGTTTCGCCATCTTTGACCGTGAAAGTGATAGTGTAATAGGCATAATCTCTCAGTCGGCGCAGTTCATCCGCTTGCCTTAGATAGTCCTCGCGGTTAGCCGCTGCATCCTCGTTTGACAAGCCAAACTTCCAACGGGCAAAGGAACGGACAGCCCCTAGTACAAGGCTGTCCGATTCCGATGTCGCTTTTGCACTTGTTACGCCTAGCCGCTGGAGGTCAAGGCGGCATTCTTCAACAAGGTCTGTCAGTTCTGCATCGACATCTGCCGATGTGTTGCGCCTGACAGCTCGTCTGATTTTGGTTAAAAAGTCAGCACCTACCGCCATTGTTAACCCTCCTATACATAGTAATAGATACAGACCTCTTTGCCGTTTAGGTCGCTATTGAGGTCTATGAGGTTCTTCTCTAATTCGTCAGCGTCTGCCGTGAGTGCCGGTGCAGTCGTTTCAATCACCCCGTCAAGCGTTGCTTCTACGATAGGTCTGTCTGCCGCCGTTGCCGACAACATGAAGGGTACGCCTATCTTGTCGCCCCAGCCTACGTTGATTGTTTCAGTACCTACCTTTATCGGCAAATTGATATTTGTTACGGTCCTGAATGCTTTAGTGCCCGTTGCAGTATCGGTAGAGGTCAGCGTGATAGTTTCGGTGATTGCAACATCATCAATATTTGTGCCTGTTACAACCATATCCCCCGTTTGCGTTCCCGAACACACCGCTGTTATATTCCTGGCATACGGCATATCATGTTCAAACGTGGTATAATCCGCCGCCGCATCTGGTAATGCCTCTTCCGCCAGCAGTCCGTCAGCATCTAATGCTACCGCTTCTGCGGCACTTAGTGTCTGTCTGCCTATTTTTCCAAGATAAACAGGCTTTGTTACTACGTCTGTATTGTATAGCCCTGCCGGTTTGTAGCTCATATCACTACCCCCTTATGCTACGGGAAGAAGCCAGTATAAACACACTTCTGTCCCGTTCAGGCTACTTGCAAGGTCAACGGTGTTTTTCTCGATCCCGTCAGCATCAACTACTACAGTCGGCGCATTCTCAATTACTCCGTTCAGCGTTGCCCTAATATACGGCTTCTTACTAAACATAAACGGCACTCCAAGCGCATCAGAATAACCTAGCGACACTGTTGCCCCTGTGCCATCATGCGACGGCAAGAATACGCTTGTTATAGTCTTAAATGCTTTACTTCCTGTCTTTGTTGCCGACGTATTGACAACGAATGCTGGCAGAGTTTCGGAGATAACTTCGTCGTTGATGTTCGTGCCGTAAACAATGACAGAAACCGCGCCCGTATCGTTTTGGGTTCCTGCCGCTGTCGCCGTGATGGTTCTTGCACACGGCGGCTGATGGAATAATACGGTTTCGTCCGGTATGATTGTTTCGCCGTCGCCACCTGTGCATTGCACATCCGTCATATCCGTGGTGGTACTTTCGGCTACTGCCGCGGTATCCCAGTTTCCACCGGCGACACAAACCACACCGGATATGTCGATGCCGTTGATTGTTCCTTCTACAGCACCCTCACCGCTTGGGGTTAATCCTTGGATTGCCTCTTGGATAAGCGCGGCCGTGTTACTTGCTGCTGTATCATTGGCTAGTTTGATAGTTATAACGCCTGTAGAATCCACACCGCTGACATCCAGCGCGTTGCTTGAGTTAGCGTCAAGCACAAAGCTAACCTTGCCAACAGGTGTGTCAGTTTGAGTTGCCACGAAATTAATTGTCAGTATATCGGTTTCCGCAGATGCCGCAACAAGAGTGGCATGGCACGGAGCGGTTGCCGCCCGTGCCGCCATTATTGCAGTAGTAGACGCTGCGGCCGCTTCTGCTGCCGTAAAAACCATTCGGGCAACTTGGACTCCTTCCAGCGGGAAATTATATGCATCAGTTTGTATCAAGCCCATTGTTAACCCTCCTTTACGCTATGCTGGTAGCACCTTTGACGATAGCTTCCGGGAGAGCAATCTTACTATCGAAGATGCAAGATCCACGATAATGAATCGCGTTGGATGCGAACCCGGAATGCTCGGAAATTGCGACGTTGATATCCTCAGAGAAGTTGCCGACTACTGCGCGTTTGAAATCACCGAAATACAAGGTGTAGTCAGGCACATAAGACGAGAACAGCACCGGGAAGCCCATCAGACGTTTCAAATCTCCGTCGATGTTGACTACCGGATATTTGCTGTCGTCGCGCAGAGTCATGATCTTAGTCCAGAAGGTCTTATGGTTCATCAGGAATTTTGCTCCGGGAGCATATGACCCTTCAAGATATCCAATCAGTTCCATTAGTTCGGCAGCGGTCGGAGTATTGGACGATCCCCACTGTACCCCGTTGGTATCGTTTGTCCAGGTAGTATAAGCCTGTTCGATACCTGTCGGCTGTGTGGTTCCATTGCCGGCTACCAGATAGTTTTCAATCAACCTGCCGATGTCGCCGCCCAAGGTATTAACAAGGAACTGCTCAAACTCGCTTACGCCCATCTTCTTAACGGACTTAGACACACTTGCCAGTTTCGCGATTTCATACCCGCCTAAAGTAACTACAGTAGTAGTGTCATCTGATGCGGTAATACTCGCATTTTCAGTATGGATTGCCGCGACGTTCCTAGTCCCTTCAACGGCAAGGGAGAAGTTACCCGGCACATGGAAGAGGTTGATTGCATCCAGCAGCGGCGCAGTCTGTTTCATCTTCTCAACGAACAGACCGGATGTGATAGTAGGAATTGCGCCCAATGCAGTTGACTGCGCCCACGCTTCACCGGCACGTTTTTCCGGTTCGGTCAGCGCACTCTGCAAGCCTTTCAGCCAGTAATTTCTATATTCAGGAGAGCTGATTACTTGGTCATGAGTCATATTTTCCATTTTTCTTTCGTCCTTTCTATGTGTGATGATAGTAGGAGTCACGATGCCAGCGGTAATTTTAAAAGCGTCCTGCTTTCGCTGTTCCAAATCTTCCAGCTCGGCCTTGCGCTCCACAAGTTTCCGCTTTTCTTCGGTTGCCGCATCGACATCCTCAGCCTTGGTCATGGCGCGGACTTCCTCATCCAGTGCCGCCAATCTCGCGGTGATTTGTTCGAGATTCATATTTTCCATTAGTTGATACCTCCGTAAAAATATTTTGCTTTCGCCAATTCAAGTGCCGCCCGCGCCTCCGCACGTTCCTTCTCGGCCTCCGCCTCAAAGAATGACCGCGCTTGAATTGAAGTTGTATCATAAGCGGGGATGTCCACGGCCGCTACATCGAATAGTCGCTTAATCCCCGTTATGCGTCTGGTGTGTGTGTCTTTGTTGTAACTTTCCTCGGAAACAGTAAAGGCGAATGACATCTTGTCGATGTATCCGCCCTTGATTTCTTCGTATAATCTTCGCCCTTCTTCTGTGCCTGACAGGTCTGCCGATACTCTTAAACCTACATCGTCCACCAATAGCTCCAATGTGTTATTTTTGGTTCGCGCTACCGGCTTGCCGCCGTGGTTGTAGTTCATTACGACATCCTGCATTATTGCGTTGTTAAAAGCTGATCTGTCTATGACTTCTTTATACTGGATGCCGTCGTATTCATACATTACAGCCTCGCGGTCGAATGTTGCCGCGTATCCGGTTACTTTGTTTTCTCCTTCTGTCCTGATTTCAAACGGCCTATAAAACCTATCCTTCGTTATCATCTTTACCCTCCTTTTGCGTAGTCGGCGCGGTATCCAAGCGACGTATAGGCACATCGCCGCCCTCTATCGGCGCAAGGTTTAACGCTTGCCGCCACTCATTCGGCAACATAGCGCCCCTATCAACCATTGCCACCAGCGCAAGTTTTTCCTGCATGCTCATGTAGCTCATGCGGTTCGATTCAAAGATTATTTCATTCATGTACCCGCGTGCGCGGTCGGTGAATATCTTGTTCGTCAGTTCCAGCGATAACGCCAACAGGAAGGTTTCAATCTTCGCTTCGTAGAATGATTCCCTTTGCTCTGCGCTAGCCTTGCTCATAATGATTTCTTCATTCATGCCGAAATAGCGGTATATGTTATTGCGTAGTTCCTCGACGTTCTTGTAGTTAGCTATTTGAGGTTGCAATGTTAAAGGAGTAAAATCCTGCGTTGAATCTAACGATGCTATCCCTGACGTATTGGTCATGCTCATGTAGTCGCTGACGAATCGGTCTTTATTCTTCTTAACGTCGGCTTCTGACAGCATGGCTTTGGTACTCTTTAAAATACCTCTTAGATTAGCCGTGCTTTTGATAGCGTTAGCCATACCCTGATTAGTTGTGTCGAGCAGGTCAAGGCTTGTTAGTACTGCGCTGTTTGTATCGCCAAAGATGTCAGAGGTGTTATAGTCCTTGCGCAGTACGGCCAGATCTTCCCACGAATGCGTCATTGTATTGCCGTTTTGGAAGATAAACTTGATATACAACCTGCCGTTATACTCTACTGCTTCATATTGTGCGGACGGCATAGGGTATAGTCCGATGCACTTTCCGTAATCGTCGCGCATGATATAAATAAACACTGTATTGTTTATCTCATACAGTGTCCTGACTTTAGCAAGAAACTCTTTGCCGTTCATGTAAAAGTTGGGTCTGTATTGTATCATGCGCTGTAAGTACTTATCACCGGGCAATCCGTCACGCAGTACCTTAACATTAGCTTTAGAGGTATGCTCTGACAGCGTCCTAATGCAAGCCCGTACTACCTCGTTCGCGTATATGTCCGACCCGAAACTGCGAAAGTATGCGGTATAACTTCCCACCTCCTTCCACGCAGAGGTGACAAACTTTTTAATACCGCCAAAAATGGATTGGATTGCGTTCCTAAATTTCATTCAATCACCTCAGATATCTTTCAAAATCTTCTTCGTGCGAGCAGTACCCGACAAAAGCATTTAGTAAGCTAACCATCCCGTCTATCCGTTTTGTACTCGATGATTTAACCGGCTGCTGGCTTTCAATCCCGTCTTTGTTTAGGGATTTAACGCCGGTATTTAATAAGCACCATCTCGTTATAGGATTGTTTTGGTATATAACTTTATGCTCTTCAAATAATCCGTGCAGACGTTTCATAGGATACGTCCACGTTCGGGATCCTTGCGGGATGTTCTCCATTTCAAACCCGTACTCAATCATCTCCGGCACCCAGTATCCAGATAAGGCCCTATCATAGCACACCCATAACGGCCGGATATCGTGTTGTTTGACCTTATCCACAAACCATTCAGTTACAGCGTGATAGTCAACAGTTGCACCCGGGCAGATAGTTAACCAGCCCTGTTCTGCCCATTGTTTATATGGAGCCTCGCGCCTGTTGTTTGTTTCTACATCATCAACCCTCGATTGTGGCAAAAAGTATTGCTGCAGGACGTAATAATTTTCATCATTTGGTTTTTTAATCAGCAAGGTTGCGCATGTTAAGTCAGTAGTAGCTGATAGGTCACATCCGCCGATAGCATAAGACTTTTTCAGATAGTCTATAGATACTACTTTTTCATTTACTGCCTCTTCATAGGTCAACCATGCCGTTGCTGTGTTCTCTGAAATATTAAAGTCTTTTGTCAGCACGGTCGGCAGGAATTTTGGGTCACGTTTCGCCCGTTCCACGCTTTCAGCCAGAGCTGAAACTGACTTTATTTTCCCTAGTCCCGGATTTGGTTTAGGCCAGCACTTAGGGTCTGTCCATTCCTCCCGGCTGTCCAGCTCATAAATAAGCGGTAGCACCCGGTAGTCCTCATAACCTTTTTCCCATAAGGCAACCCGTGAACAGTAGTTATACATATCATCGAAAAACATTTCCCTGACGAATCCGTTTGTCGATATCAACCATGCTAAAGGTTGTTCTCTTGCGCTTTGCGATTGCTTCATCACGTCGTATATCTTAGAATCCCGCGCTTCGTGAAATTCGTCCTGACTAAAGAAGTGCGCATTTAGTCCGTCCATCGTTTTTGTATCTGCCGCTAACGCCTTGATTGCGCTAAATGTAGCAGGGAAGTATATATCACTTTGTCGCTTTTTTGTGATGCTTCGTAATGCCGGGGATTGCGCCCGCATGTTTACGGCAGCATCAAAGATGATTCGCGCCTGATCGAGCTTGTTCGCGGTGCAGTAAACTTTTGAACCGCTTTCACCGTCGGCAATTAGCATATACTGTTCGACTCCTGCGGTTTCTGTTGACTTGCCACATTTGCGCCCTCGGATGTCAACGACTTCGCGGAACCGCCTTAGTCCTGTCTCGCGCTCTTTCCAGCCGAATACTAACTGCAGTTTGGCTTTTTGGAACAATTCTAACAGGACAGGTTTGCCGCCCCATTTGCCTTCATAGTGCTTGCAGAATTGCTCAATGAAATCAATAACCCTTTGCCCGGCTTCTTCGTCAAAATAAAAAGGAAAGTCTGGGTCAGACATCCAACCCACTTCCCTTTCATAGACCGCTTTAATTTTTATCGGCACTACCTCAAGCCCTTTATATATGGCCTTAAGGTACTCTTTAGGCCAGTTCATTTTTTACCCATAGCAAATTTCATAATATCTTCGGCAGGGTCTATAATTGACGATTCCGGCAGGGTCTTATTTATCTGCTCTATTACTTTTGCGTAGGTATTAACCATCTTATCGTATACCTCCACCGCTGCCGCTTTCTTGATCCCGCGCTGGTTGGCGCCGTTTTGATATTCTTCGATGATGCCATCACGCACGATGATTAACCGTGTTTCTTCCAGCGTGACAGCCATAAATGCGGCCTCGGCAAATAAACGGGTTAGCGTCGCCTGTTTGCGCAGATCATTGATATCCTTGATGCTTTTTTCTAGCCGCTTGGTTTCTTGGGCAATTTTCTCTTTTCGCTCTAGCTCGGTATAGATGCCGATAAATTCAACCATGTTGTTTCACCTTCTTTAATCTACACGGTTAATACGCGTATCGGTCAGTTACAGAT